AAAAATAAACAGAAAATCATTGACCTTGCTAAATAAAAAGCGCATAATAACATATGTGCATAAGGCATATAAAACATTTTAGGCATAACATAGGAGGCATTTAAAATGGCAACTCTCGCAGAAATCCGTGCTAAACTTCAAGAAGCACAATCAAAGTCCACAGGACAATCCACAGGCGGTGGAGACAACGCAATTTACCCACATTGGAATATGCAGGAAGGTAAGGAAGCAGTAATTCGCTTGCTACCAGACGGTAATCCCAACAACACATTTTTCTGGGTAGAACGAGCAATGATCAAATTGCCGTTCGCAGGTATCAAAGGTGAAACAGACAGTCGTCCAGTTCAAGTGCAAGTTCCTTGCGTTGAAATGTACAACGACGGTACAGCTTGCCCAATCCTTTCAGAAGTTCGTGGTTGGTTCAAGGATAAAGCCCTTGAAGAAATGGGTCGTAAGTACTGGAAAAAGCGTTCATACATTTTTCAAGGCTTTGTTGTTGAAGATCCTATCCGTGAAGAAAAGACTCCGGACAATCCAATCCGTAGATTCATCATCGGTCCTCAAATCTATCAAATCATCCGTTCAGCACTAATGGATCCAGAGTTGGAAGAATTGCCAACTGACTTCCTGCGTGGTGTTGACTTCCGTATTGCTAAGACTAGCAAGGGCGGTTTTGCTGACTACTCTACTTCAAAGTGGAGCCGTCGTGAACGAGCATTGAGCGATATTGAAAAGGCAGCTTTGGAATCACATCAGTTACACAACTTGAGTGATTTCCTACCTAAGAAGCCTACTGATGTTGAACTCAAGGTAATGAAAGAAATGTTTGAGGCGTCAGTTGACGGTGAAGCATATGATCTAGAGCGTTGGGGACAATATTTCAAACCAGCAGGTTTGGGTAGTGCCACTGGCGATCCCAACAAGGCCACAAGTCGTGCAGCCGCTCCTGCTCCAGTAGCAGATGAAGACGATGCTCCTTTCGATACTACTCCTGCTCCAAAAACAGAGGCAGCTCCTGCACCAGCAGGCGATGCGGGTGGTGCAAGTCGTGCGCAAGATATCCTTGCGATGATTCGTAATCGTCAAAAGTAAATCGTTGTAGACAAGAGTACGAGCCCGCGCTCGTACTCTCTTTCATTTCAGGAGAATAATAATGGCAAGAGTACAAAAAATTAATGAGAACTTCTCTCTAAGTTTTAACAGCAGAGAAGACCAAACAGGCGATACAGTAGCAGACATTGATGTTAGATTTGACAACCCCAAGGATGATTCTGTTGTAATTAATAGACTAAACACTTGGCTTATAGCAATTGGTCGCACTGACATTGTTGTAAGTCCAAAGAAACTACCAAAGGGTGAATAATGGCAAAAGCATTTGATATCAGTAAATTTAGAAAATCAATTACTAAATCTATCGACGGTTTAAGTATTGGCTTCAATGACCCAACTGATTGGGTCAGCACAAACAACTATGCATTAAACTATCTTATCAGCGGATACTTTGATCGTGGTATTCCGTTAGGCAAAGTAACAGTTTTTGCTGGAGAAAGTGGTGCAGGTAAATCATTTATCTGTTCAGGTAATCTTGTAGCAAACGCACAGAAAGCAGGCATCTATCCTATCTTAATTGATACAGAAAATGCACTTGACGAAAAATGGCTACACGCACTTGGTGTTGATACAAGTCCAGATAAGTTGTTGAAACTTAACATGGCCATGATTGACGATGTGGCAAAAACTATCACAGAGTTTATTGCTGAATACAAAACAATGGACGAAGCAGATCGTCCTAAGATCTTATTTGTGATTGATTCGTTGGGTATGTTATTGACACCTACTGATGTTAATCAGTTCCAAGCAGGTGATATGAAAGGTGATATGGGTCGTAAGCCTAAAGCACTAACAGCACTTGTTCGCAACTGTGTTAATATGTTTGGCGCCTACAACATTGGTATGGTATGTACCAATCACACATATGCAAGTCAAGATATGTTTGATCCAGATGACAAAATCAGTGGTGGACAAGGTTTCATCTACGCAAGTTCGATCGTTGTTGCTATGCGTAAGTTGAAATTAAAACTGGATGCAGACGGCAATAAGACTACAACTGTACAAGGTATTCGTGCAGCCTGTAAGATCATGAAAACTCGTTATGCAAAGCCCTTTGAAAGTGTACAGGTTGAGATTCCTTATGAAACAGGTATGAGTCCATATAGTGGATTAGTCGATCTGTTTGAAGCCAAAGGGTTACTCAAAAAAGAAGGTAACAGCCTTGTCTACACTACCAAAGACGGTGAGATCATCAAGCAGTTCCGCAAGGCCTGGGAAAAGAATGAGAAGAATGGTTTAGATATTGCTATGGAAGACATTTCAAAACATGGCGAAATTTCCGCTTCAGAGATAACTACTATTGTTGAACCTGAAACGGAGATTACTGAATGAAAGAAGATTTAATTGCAGATATTTGGACCTTGGTCATAGAGCATATCCCAGAGAAGCATCGTAAAGATCTTGCTGCTGACTTTGTTAATACACTTTTAGATTATGGCATTAAAGAAAGTATTCTAAAAGATTTAACAGGCGTTGACAGTTATCTAGATGATGCGATCAACTATGCAATCGACGGTGAAGAGATTGACGACGAAGATCCAGAGTATTACGAAGATGAGGAATAAATGAATTGGTATGACAAGGTTAGTAGAGATATAAGCAATATTCCAAATGCTGTGGCCTATTATGAAGCTGAGTTAATCGAAGCAAAACAAGATGTCCGCATAGCAGGAAACATCGAGAAGGCAAGTTCGCAAATGCCCGGCATCGTGGAAGAACGCTTTAATCAACTTCAAGAAATTGAAGGTATCCTTGAGTACTTAAACATTGAACTTCGCAGACTTCGTAGTCAACACTTTCGCAAATATCTCGAAAACTATCAACGAGCTTTATCTTCAAGGGACTGTGAAAAGTTTGTAGAAGGTGAAGCCGACGTTGTAGATTTTGAAAAAATTATCAACGACTTTGCCTTACTGCGTAACAAATGGTTAGGCATTATTAAAGCACTTGATCAGAAACAATGGCACCTTAGCAATATTGTTAAATTGCGGGTATCTGGACTAGAAGACGCCAGTCTTTAAATTCATTATAATATGCGCAGATAAATATCTGCATGAAACGCATTATACTAATCACAGGGGGTTTCGATCCCCTTCATTCTGGGCATATTGCCTATATCAAAGCAGCTAGAGAGCTCGGCGATTCGCTAATTGTTGGGGTTAACTCCGACGATTGGCTGCGTCGAAAGAAGGGGCAAGAATTTATGCCCTGGGAAGAACGAGCAACTATCATTGCAGCACTTCATAATGTCGACAGAGTTATCAACTTTGATGACAGCGATAATAGCGCCAAGGATGCTATTAGAAAAGTTAGAGAAATACACCCAACTGCGCAAATAATTTTTGCCAATGGAGGTGACCGTACTAAAGAAAATATTCCAGAAATGGGTCTACTTGAGGAAATGCTTCACTTAGATTTTATATTTGGTGTCGGTGGCGAGGATAAAAAGAATTCTAGTTCGTGGATTCTACAAGAATGGAAAGCTCCAAAAACAGAACGTCAATGGGGATACTATCGTGTGCTTCATGACGTTGTTGGTTGCAAAGTTAAAGAACTCACTGTTGAACCTGGCAAAAGTCTAAGTATGCAACGACATCAGCTTAGATCAGAGTACTGGCTAGTAACACATGGAGAATGTATCGTTAACTCAATGATGCCTAACGGATACGCTTTGCCGTCTAAACATTTAGTTAAACATCAGGAATTTAAAATTCCAGTAACTGAATGGCATCAACTAACCAATCCGTTCGAAGTTCCTTGTAAAATTGTAGAGATACAATACGGAGAACAATGTATTGAAGAGGACATCGAAAGAAAATGATTCCAATCTTTATTGGTTATGATCCTCGCGAAGCTATTGCGTTTCACGTGTGTTCAAATAGCATTATTAGACATTCCAGTCATCCAGTGAGTATCAATCCCTTGGCATTGAATATACTAAAAGACTACGAAGAAAAACACACTGACGGTAGTAATCATTTCATCTACAGTCGCTTCCTTGTTCCCCACCTAATGCAATACAAAGGTTGGGCAATATTTATAGACGGTGACATGTTGTTGCGTGACGATATTGAAAAGCTGTGGGCATTGCGAGACGAGTCAAAAGCAGTTATGGTTGTTAAACACAACTACAAAACTAAAATGACTGAAAAATATCTTGGTTCTAAAAACGAAGACTATCCTTGTAAAAATTGGTCAAGTGTGATCCTCTGGAACTGTGGCCACCCCGCCAACGGTGTAGTTACACCGGAGTTTATACAAAATGCCACAGGAGCACAGGTACATAGATTTACCTGGCTCTCTGATGAGTTGGTGGGCGAATTACCAGCAGAATGGAATTGGCTGGATATTGAATACCAGTGGAATCCTCAAGCAAAATTAGTTCACTATACTTTAGGAACACCTTGCTTCCATGAATTTTCGAACCAAGGAGATTTTGCCAACGAGTGGCATAGAGAAAAAATTTATGTAGATTACTGTCTACAGCACGGTCTATGATCTTTTTAAGTAAAGAGGGAGAAGATGATTTTATAAATCTTTTTGCAAGAGGATGCAATACCACGCCCATTTCCACAGACGACTTTGTCTACGAATCTTCAACTGATTCTATTGTACTTAGGGGTATACTTAAACATAAAATTATGAAAAGATGCTGGAAAGATAACAGAACATTTTATTATATGGACACCGGATATTTTGGAAATGAGAGATCATCGGCAAACCCAAACGGATGGAAACACTGGCATCGAATAGTAAAAAATGATTTGCAACACAGCGAAATTGTTGCAAGATCCGATGATCGATTTAAAAAATTTAATAAAAAATTTACTCCCTGGAAAACTAACGGAAGCAAAATCTTAGTGGCAGCACCTGATGAAAAACCCTGCAAATTTTATGGGGTTGACAAAGACGAATGGATTAAACAAACCGTAGAAACTATCAAGAAATATACAGATAGGCCGGTTGAAGTTCGACAACGAGCACCAAAAAGAATTGACAGAATTGCCAACGACACACTACAACAAGCACTAGATCGAGATGTTTTTGCATTAGTTACTTTCAACAGTGTTGCGGCTATTGAAAGTATCTTCTATGGTATACCGGCATTTACCCTAGCCCCCAATGCTGCAAGTCCTGTGTCTTTACAAGACATATCTAAAATAAATGAACCGTACTATGCAGATAATGATAAATTATATGCATGGGCTTGTCATCTGGCCTACGGACAATTTCACACAAATGAATTGAAAAGTGGTCAAGCAATGGAGATGTTATTAAATGGATGAAAGTTTAGAAGATTTCTTTAGACAAACTGTGCCTGGCATTGATGTTTACAGGGGAATAGTTAAAAGAAAACATATACTAAGACACTGGCAAGAGAAAACAGAGTTCTACTATATGGACACAGGATATTTTGGAAATTTTATAAGCCCCGGTAATCCTGGTGGTAAAAAACTATTTCATAGAATAGTTAAAAACGATGTCCAAAAACATTGGGTAGAAAATCGTCCCGGCGATCGATGGCAAGAGATTTGTAAAATTGATCCCAGATATCAATGGAACGGATGGAAAATAGGTCGCCGTCGCAGCAACAAAATTTTAATAATCGTGCCAAATAGAAAATCTTGCATTTTTTACGGATACGATACTAATCCGTATATTAACAATGAACGACCTTGGCTAACAGAAACAATAGAAACTATAAAAAAACATACAGATATGGAAATTGTTATTAGAGAAAAAGGCAGTAGATCTGCACGACAACACAATTCAATATTTGATGCACTAGATCAGGGAATATTTGCTACCGTAACATTCAACAGTATTGCCGCCATTGAATCTATTGCCTATGGGGTACCCGCGTTTGTAGCAGTACCGTGTGCTGCATCTCCGCTAGCGTCAACAGATTTAACAAAGATAGCAACACCATTCTATCCAGACGAAACAGTAGTGCAACAACACTGTGCTTCGTTGGCCTACGGTCAATTCACTGCCGAAGAGATAATCAACGGAACTGCTCAGAAATTATTAACTAAAAACTTCAAATGAAATTACTGGTAAACGACAAAGAACTTGCAAACTATCTTTGTATTCTAATTGATCTTGAAGATCAATGTAGACATATTAAGATAGACGAATCTAACAAATCTAATGTTTCTCAATCTATTGCATATGTTTTAGAAAAAAAGAATCATGCTAAATTTAACATAGAAAAACACAGAGATAAATTTAAACAAAAAATTAGACAAGGAGTCACGAAAGATCTAGTGAATTGGCGTAGTCAAATCAATGAAGTAGTAACTAGGTATAGAAAATATCATTTTCGTAACATTCATACACGGATAGATTATTTGTTGAACCGTCTTGACGAGCATCAAGTAATAGATCGTTATCTCAAAAGTGATGTTGATTATTTTATAAAAACAGTAGGGCAACAAATAGATCCCACTGCCGAGATGATTCGACGCCAACATTTTGTAGATGCTAATGAAGATTGTTTGTTAAGAAATACTATAGGAAATGAAAATGTCATTGTTGACAAGATAGATAAAAACTTGCCGTTTTGGTTTATAGACAGCGGTTACACTAATTTCATAGAACCTAATAAAAAATGGCATAGGTTAGTAAGAAATCATCTACACTTTAATCAAAGTTTTGTAGCCCCTGCAGATAGACTGGGCATATTTAGAAGTTTTCCTCAACCCTGGAGAAAAGATGGTTCTGCTATTTTAATTGTAGAGCCTGGCGAGTTTGCTGCCAACATTATGCATGTTGAAGCAAAATCTTGGAGTCAACAGGTAGCAACCGAACTTAGAAAATATACCGATAGGCCTATAGAATTTAGATCTAAAACAAATAAAAAAACACGAACTAGTCTTTATCAGCAATTGTGTCGAGGAGATTATTATTGTACTGTTAGCATTAATTCTAACAGTGCAGTTGAATCCGTTTGGGCTGGCGTTCCAGCTATAACCTTAAATAAACATGTTAGTAATATGGTAACTCGGAATCAGTTAAGTGATATAAATGATCTTTATTACGGATCATTAGGAGACTGGTTAGCATGGCTAAGTTATTGTCAATTTACTTTTGATGAGCTAATGGACGGTACCGCATTAAACATAATTAAAAAATATCATGTCTAAATTAACAGCAGTTGCATATTATGGCGGGATTCCTCCTTATAATAATAATTTAGAAAAACCGTTAATTTTAAATAATTTTATTAGCGGAGTTAATGCCGCGGGCGATTCGGGAATTAGTCATCGAGGAATGAACGCGATTCCATGCGATGTTGCCTTTATACAAGGGTTCGTGCATGATGACGGGAAAAATCTCCCACACTTAAAACTAAGAAAAGATGCAATCAATCTTCAAAAGAAAAATAAAAAAAGATCTTTAATTTGTGATAGTAATTTATTTTTATATGCTGATCCCGAAAATACAAAAACTTATCTAAGATATAGCTTTGATGGAGTATTTCCCACCACAGGATTCTATTTTGATCAAGACATAGACCCAGCTAGGTGGAAAAAATTAAGTGCAAATTTAGGTATATCATTGAAACCTTATCGATCAACAGGTAATCATATTTTATTATGTCTACAAAGAAATGGTGGCTGGAGTATGCGAGGATTACCTGTAATGGATTGGCTTAATCAAACTATCTATGAAATTAGAAAATATAGTTCTAGACACATAATAGTAAGAGCACATCCTGGAGATAAAAAGGTAGAAAGTTATTTAAAAATTAATCACCCAAATACTTCACTAAGTCAAAATAAAAGATTAGTAGATGATTTTAAAAATGCTTGGGCTACAGTGGTATATAATAGTAGTCCTAGTGTTGCAAGTGCCATTGAAGGCATTCCAATATTTTTAACAGACTCTCATCCAGAGTATAGTCAGAGTCAAGATGTAGCAAATTTTGATTTATCAAAGATTGAAAATCCTAACATGCCGGATAGGCAAGCATGGATAGAACGATTATCAATGTGTCATTGGAAATTTGATGAATTAAAATCCGGCGAAGCTTGGCAATTTTTTAAAAGGTATATATGAAATTAATGCACAACGGTTGGTATGTTCCCGACGATGATCAAAAAATAACCAGAGTTCTAGAGAACGACAGTGATAAATCCTTGCCGTCATATGAAGGAAGATATCGAGAACAAATTCTAGAACATTTACCTAATAAACGAACTTTTGTTGATGTGGGAGCAAATGTGGGCATATGGAGTTTTTCTATGATTGGAAAATTTTCAAAGATCATCGGCTACGAGCCATCTAAACAAAATATTGAATGTTTACAGGCCAATGTAAAAGATAGTATTGAAATTAGAACCAAAGCAGTGGCTGATTTTCAAGGTGAGGCTGATTTTCATCAGGCCGGCAAAAATTGTGGAGATGGCAAGCTATGTAGGCCAGGAATAAATTCCAGTTATACAGTCCCAGTGGTTAGACTAGATGACGAGCAGCTAACAGATGTTGATCTCATAAAAATTGATGTTCAGGGATGGGAATTAGAAGTGTTGCGAGGTGCCGAACAAATTATCAAACAACAACAACCGTGGGTTATATTTGAAGTAAATCAAGACATAGATGTCTGTTGCGAATTTATGCAGAATCTAAACTACGAAACCATTTATACCAAAAGCAAACGAGTATTTTTATGGGCTCCTAGATCTGGGTATAACATGCCCGCTGACGCCAACCAGTTTGGCAGATATCTAGGACCTGGACCGTATGCAGCACGATTTGGTTAAAATCAATTAATCAGTTGCCATGCAACTCCGGAAAGTAGTTCTTCTCTAGTAAATTGAGAATATGCTAAATGATTTAACCAAGCCTGTTTGTCACTAGGATAAGCAGGCTTTATTTTTTCAATATCTTGTAATTGATAGGTATATAGACTTTTTGTAGCAGAGTGCCCTAGAGATATCACAGGTATGTCATGCATAGCTGCTTCAACTAGTGCATTAGAAGAATATCCTACTACACAGAAAGTATCGTCTTTAATAAAATCTTTAAAGGTGTTTGAAACTACTCTATCGGCTCTAGGTTCGGGTCGTTTTCTTATTTTAATTTCACGATCTGTAAAATTTTTTATTTTAAGAACTGTTTCATTAATCCATTGATCCTCTGATCCTAGTCCAAGAGTGTGAACTATTTTTCTATCAGGAGGCACAACAACAATTGCAGATCCTTGTTTAAATGAATGTTGATCTATATTAAGTTGTTCCCATCTATCTGCGGCCCTGTCTATGATAGGATTGACATTTTGAAAATTGTTAACGCTCAATCTAAAAATTGTTTTTCGTTTCTTATTGCCAAAATATCCACTGTCTAAATTATAAAATTTTAAATTGTACTCTTTACAAAGTTCTAACCATTGAGGTTTGAAAAACCCTGCCCAACACATAGGTAATGTGGTATTTTGATACATTTCATCATAGCTGACAAATTTTCCACCACCACCGCGAGTAAATTCGTTAGCACCGTAATCTGTACCTTCTACACATATGAAATTTGTCATTGCCAATATGCTTCAGTTCTAATAACTTTTAAATCATCTTTTTTACTGCGACCATCCTTCTTACGACTACCTTTAAGATGATCTAACCAAGCACCCCACTCACTATTAATTAATGGGTGACCTTCTCCCGAACTCATGCCCGGAACTGGTCGAAGATCGTTTAGGTGTGCGGCCCAATCCAATTGCTGCATTTGTGGAAATTTACGACGAACAGCATCAAAAACAAAACTGTCGTGCCATTCTGCAAGTGTAAAAATTCCTTGTTCTGCTTGGTCGTAGTATCTTTGAAATTCTTTTAAAAAAGCCTGAACATTGGCAGAACGCAGATTCATAGAATATAACCCGCATTCTGAATACTTACCTTTCCGTCCAAGATAACATAATTCAGAATTTGCAGGAATCATTCTTTCAAGATCCTGCATAGTTACAGGACTGTGACAAACAGTATCAGCATCCATCCATATTAATATATCTGCATCGGTAGTTTTTGCACAATCGAAAATAGCATAGACTTTGTGTGCAAATCTTACTGCGTGCCATTTAAATCCTTTCCCTGAGTCTTTTCTTTTACTTCTAACTGGGTCCTTAGTAACATCCCCGTTGGCCTTAGGAACATTTTTCCATTGTTCTTTAAACGCGGTTAATGCTGCTACACTGTCGAGATCAGTTAATGTAACATGACTGTGATCTCGTATTGCGGGATTACATTTTTCTGGATAGATATGCAGGGTAACTTCTTTAGGCCATGTTGTACAAAAGCCATCAATCATTTTTTGTGCATATTTTTTAAGACCTTCTTCGTGAAATGTGGTAACAACGGCAATTTTCATTTTCTTATAATCTTCCAAATTTGGTAATCGTCTAAAATAGTAATTTGTTCGTATCTTATTCTTCTAAAGAAATCGATATACTCAGTACTTAGTACAAGGCTATTGTTTAAAAAAATAACAGGAGCACACTTCCTTGTTAATTGAGGAATAAATTGAAAAATACCGTTATCGTAATTTGTATTGAGAAATACAATATCGATATTTTGCAATTCATTCAAAAAATTGTGATCTTGTATAGGTATAACATTTTTATATCTTGGTAGTTGGTGCTGATAACTGATACAGAATACTGTATTAAACCCGTTAATTATATATTCGATATTTTTTTGATCAGAACCTACCACAATGACATTGTCTATGGTTTTTTTAACAGTTTTTTGAATTCTTTTTATAAATTTAGACATGATATGGATTAAATACTCAGTTATTTATTTTATATGAAATTCAAACTTTATAAAAACTTCGGAGCACTAAACAGCGTTCCAGTGTTCAACGCCTTTGCTGACGGTGTTAGAGCGTGTGGTCACGAAATTGTGGAAGACAGCGAAGATGTGGCGGTAATTTGGTCAGTTTTATGGAATGGTCGCATGGCCGGCAACCAACAAATTTACAATGCCTGCGTCAAACAAAACAAACCCATTGTTGTCATCGAAGTTGGTAACTTAAAAAGAGGTCAGACATGGCGGATTTCTGAAGCCCATATCAATGGCCTTGGAATTTTTGGAAATATTGAAAATTTAGACCCCTTGAGACCACAAAAATTGGGTGTTGGTCTTCTCCCCGAAAAAACAAAGCGCCGTAATGAAATCCTAATTGCCACTCAACACAGCCGAAGTCTTCAATGGCAAGGCCAACCTAGTATGGAACAATGGATACGAGATACCATAGTAAAAATCAAACGCCACTCCAGTCGAAGAATCGTAGTTAGACCTCATCCTAGGTCACAAATTCGTGAAAAGTTTGCCGACGCAGTAATTGAGATTCCAAAGAAACTGGCCAACACCTACGACGAATACGACATCAATTATGACTATCACTGTGTAATCAATTACAATGCCGGTCCAAGTGTTCAAGCAGTAATCAATGGCACGCCAACTATATGTGATAGTTCAAGTTTGGCGTTTCCGGTCAGTGAAAAATGGGAAAATTTAGAAAATCCACAATTGCCCAATCGTGAGGAATGGTTCTTAAAATTATGTTATACTGAATGGACGGTGGATGAAATTAGTCAAGGCATTCCACTTAAACGCCTTGAAAGCTACCTTAAAGAAAAATTAAAAATTAGGCCTTGATTTTCACAATTTTAGGTGCTATACTGTATAGATGCTAAAATCATCATTTGTCGAAGACATTTTTCTTGAGTTCGTGGACCTCTGCGATAATAAAAATATTCAGCTCCAACATCAGGATCAATCAGCTGCCAACAGTTTCTTTGTTGTACTTTCTACCGGCGGTCAGCTGACCAAAAATCAGGCAAATTTCATCATCAAAATTCTCCAAAAATACAAAATGTATGCAAAATTAGCAGGGCTTGATTATTCCTTGCTTTTAGAAAATCCCGAGTGGAGAGGAGATTTTAGAATTCTTGATATGGCAAGAAAAATATTTATAGAAAAAGATGAAGATGGAGAAGTGTGGATTTGTGCCAAGTTTCCTTTTGCACTAAAAGAGGTATTTGACCGAGAAATTTCACCAATTACCAAAGACTTCGGAGTTAGCACTTGGGACCCCGAAAGAAAGATTCGTAAGATGAAATTTTATAATTTTAACCTTATCGAAGTCTACGAGTTTGCACATACCAACAATTTCGAGATTGACGATACCTTTATGGTAGCACTTGCAGATGTTGAAGAAATTTGGCAAAATAGTGAAACAATTACTCCCTACTGCGAACTGCACTTTGGCGCAACCGTTGACTTGATCAATGCTCCGCAGGAAACTGTTGAATGGTTTGAACAGCATAGAACCTGTAATCAATCTAGCGATCTACTACTGGCCAAGAGCATGGGATACCTATTAAAAGAATCTCCAAAAACACTGGCAGAAAAGATAGCTGCATCAGAACACAGACAATTTTGGATGAAGAGCTTAGATCAGTTTTTTGAGCTTTACAAAGACACCGACGGCATAACAGCAGTGATTTTAAACAAAGGTGACAACGCAGAAGAATGGGTCAAGTCGTTTACTATGTCGGCTATTTTACATGATGTTTCGCCAACAGATATCCGTATTTGTTTCCGTCAAGACAAGGTTGAAGATCGAGGGTTTAATCAGTGGGTTAAAGACAACGGCTACGGTGGTAAGGTAGAAGGTGGTAAAATTTTTATATTTCAAAACAAACCCCCCAAGTGGTTGTTTTCTGATGGAATAGATGTTAAAATTATTTTAACTAATAGCTTATATCCAGTGCCCAGTGCCACTACACAGGCCTGGATGGAATCACACACCTGTGTATGCTTTGTAGGTGATATCAAGGCTGCGCACATTAAGGACAAGAAAATTGCCGAGTTGTAAACTAACAATTAAAGATGAAGTTAATATCAAGATCGACGGACTGGCTGTAGAGACACGGCGTAAAATTGTCAATAAATTAAAGTTTGATTTGCCCTATGCACGACACATGCCGGCATATAAACTGGGTCGTTGGGATGGAACTAAAACTTATTTTAGCATAGGTGGTACTGGTTATCTTGCACACTTAGATGTTATATTACCTATCATAGAAGACAGTGGTTATGAAATTGACATAGAAGATCTTAGACATCATAGCAAGATAGAATTTGCGCCTATCAATGAAAACTATTGGGCAGATCAAGGCAAGACCTGGCCTAAAGGACATCCGGAAGCAGGCACACCTATCGTACTGCGTGACTATCAGTATGATGTTGTTAACAAATTTTTAGAAAATCCACAGGCCCTGCAAGAAGTTGCCACAGGTGCTGGTAAAACAATTACCACAGCAACACTCAGTCATTTATGTGAACCGTATGGTCGCACAATGGTAGTTGTACCTAACAAAAGTTTAGTTGTACAAACTGAAGAAGATTATAAAAATCTAGGCCTTGATGTTGGTGTTTACTTCGGTGATAGAAAAGAACTAGGTAAGACACATACCATATGCACATGGCAAAGTCTTAATGTCTTAGACAAGAAAAGTTACGATGACGAAACGTTGAGTCTGGCTGAATTTACCGCAGGCGTGGCAGCAATTATTGTTGACGAGGTACATCAAGCTAAAGCCGAAGTACTAACAAAATTATTAACACAGAACTTTAATAACTGTGCAATTCGTTGGGGACTTACCGGAACAGTACCTAAAGAAGCATTTGAATTTCAAGGAATTCTTGCTAGCATTGGACCTGTTATTAATCAAGTATCTGCACACGATCTACAAGAAAAAGGTGTGTTGGCTAATTTACAAATCAATGTATTACAGACTACAGATGTGCAGGTGTTTCGTAGTTTTCAAGAAGAATACAGTTTCTTAGTCACTGATCCTATAAGATTAACCTGGATGGCAAATAAGATCAAAGAATTATCTTTGAGCGGAAATACTCTTGTATTGATCAATAGAATCGACACAGGAAACAAATTAATTGAATTGATTCCCAATGCAGTGTTTGTCAGTGGCGGTATGAAACTAGACGACAGGAAAGAAGAATATGACGAAATTAAAACTAGTAATGGCAAGGTTATTGTGGCGACTTACGGTGTGGCCGCTGTGGGTATTAATATCCCCCGTATTTTTAATCTGGTTCTTATTGAGCCCGGAAAGAGCTTTGTTCGCGTTATACAAAGCATTGGACGGGGTATACGGAAAGCCCAAGACAAAGACCACGTTGAGATCTGGGATTTCACATCTACCTGCAAATACGCCAAGCGCCATCTTACGGAGCGAAAGAAATACTACAAAGAGGCCAAATACCCCTTTACAATAACTAAGGTAAACCTATGAAAATTTTAACACTTAACAACAGGTCATTTGATCTAAACGATTTACCAGACGAGATAGAGGACGATGTGCGATACAGTGTGTTAGACAATAGCAACGCCAACGAACCTGACTTTTTCTTTATGCCCTTGATATTTTTAGAATCGTTTAACAGTCCTGCAATATTATTAAACATCGGCGGACATCAAGTACAAATGCCACTAGATTGGTGTATGATAGTTGGCGACAAAGACTGCGGCATGGATCCAGAAGTCTTACCGTTGACCAGTTTAAATGAACGAGGATTTGATGCATTTATTTTTAATCCTATTAAAGGATTTAAATGTGATTACCTTCCAATAGAAATTGTCAACATTTATCAAGATGTTAAATGGTATTTTCCAAAGATGAAAAACGGACAGTTACTAACTGTTCCATTGCATGATGGGCCAAATCCGCCGTGTGCATATTTTGTCAAAGAAGTTAGCCGTCAGAGTGAAATTTTACAGCTAGATAAAGTATTGTAATAAGTAATATGTTATTAAAGGAGTTATTATGAAAGCAGGTAAAGTGTGGGGACAAACAGAATTGTTAGAAGCCAATGGTGTATTAGAATTTCACCGTATTGAAGCCAAAGCCGGTGGCGTTTGCTCTAAGCACAAACACAAATTTAAATGGAATGGTTTCTTTGTCGAACAAGGTGAGATGATTATTCGTGTTTGGAAAAACAATTATGATCTAGTTGACGAAACCTTACTCAAGGCTGGACAATATACAAAAGTTGCTCCTGGAGAATATCATCAATTTGAAGCAGTCACTGACTGTATTGCCTTTGAATTATATTGGGCAGAATTTGATCATAACGACATTGAACGAGAATCAGTAGGATTTTCAAAATGAGCGTAGCAATAGTTTCAACTTTTAGTCAACAAAATTATAACGAATATGCAAAATATTTTGTTGACAGTCTTGTAAAATACTTAGATCCCAATGTACAGGTATTTTTGTACCTCGACGATATAAAATTAAAACTACCTGCTAATATCCATACTATTAATTTTAGTAAAACTGTGCCTAATCTAGGTGCTTTTAGAGAAAGAAATAAACATCGAACATTTAAAGATTTCTCTACAGATGCATGCCGTTTTAGTTTTAAAAGTTATGCATGGTGTCATGCGGGTCTAACTAAGCCAGCAGATAAACTTATTTGGTTAGATGCCGATACTGAATTATACAATCCGGTATCTGAAGCATATCTAGAATCAACTTTGCCAACCGGGTATTACACAAGTCATTTATGGCGTCCAAACTACGGATATACCGAAACTGGATATTTAGGATGGGATTTAACTCATCCTCATTCAGACGAATTCTTCAATAGATATCAAAACTATTATGATACTGATTCTATCTATACATTGCCTGCATATACAGATTGTCATGTATATGATGCGGTAAGAGCTCAGATGGAGTCTGAAGGAACTATTAAATCTCACAATTTATCCCCGCCTAATATTAGTAAAGATCACTTTACAATAGCATTTAAAAATTATATTATGCATTATAAAGGCGACAGAATTACTAGAAGAAATAAAACTTTATCAAAATTAAAAGGAACTAAGGTATGATATATCCATTAGCTTATGATAGTTGGGGTGATCAAGAAAGACAAGCCCTTCAAAAAGTTATTGATAGTGGTCGATACACAATGGGGAACGAAGTAGCAGAATTTGAAAAACAATTTGCAGAACACTACGGTTCTAAATATGCTGTAATGGCAAACAGTGGAAGCAGTGCTAATCTATTAATGTTAACTGCATTGCGATATGACGATCGATATAATTTAGAACCAGACGACGAAGTCATTGTACCCGCAGTTAGTTGGAGTACAACATTTTTTCCAGTGCATCAAAATAATTTTAAATTGGTATTTGTTGACATTGATAGAAAAACATTAAATCTTAAAATTAGTTCAGTTATTGATGCCATAACAGATAAAACTAAAATTATTTTTGTAGTTAATTTATTAGGAAATCCTGCCGAACTAGATAAGTTAGTTGAAATTTGCAATCAAAAAAATATTACCTTGATTGAAGATAATTGCGAAAGTTTAGGTGCAAAATTAGACAACAGATATTGTGGAACTTGGGGAGTAATGGGATCATTTAGTTTTTTCTTTAGTCATCATATGCAAACCATGGAAGGCGGTATGGTATTAACTGACGATTTAAAACTATATCAAATGATGAAAAGCATTAGAGCGCATGGTTGGTTAAGAGACCTCCCCGCAGAAAATCTAGTGTGCAATAAACTTAATGATCCGTTTAGAGATAGTTTTAGATTTGCATTACCTGGATACTGTCTAAGACCTTTAGAAATGAGTGGTGCTGTTGGACAAGTACAATTAAAGAAAGTTGGTAATCAAATTGATCAAAGAAGAAAAAATGCAGTAGAATTTAAAAAATTATTTGATGATGTTGATTATATTGTTACACAGATAGAATATGGATATAGCAGTTGGTTTGGCTTTTCTATTCTTCTACAGGGCGTATTAGAAGGAAAACGAGATATTGTAATTAAAGCACTAACGGCCGCAGGAGTAGAAACACGACCGATTGTTGCTGGAAATTTTGTTAATAATCCTGCCTGTAAATTCATAAATCATCGAACTAGTGGATCACTTGAAAATGCAGAATATGTCGATGCAAACGGATTTTTTATTGGAAATGATTCTAGAGATTTAACTGACCCACTGTCTTTAGTAAAATCAGTGATAACAGAAATTTATGACAAACAAAAAAATTAATATGAAAAAAGCAATCATTACTGGAATAACCGGACAAGACGGTGGATATTTGGCTAAACTTTTATTATCTAAAAATTATAAAGTATACGGCCTAATGAAAAGATACACCGCTCCAAACTGGGAAAATTTAGATTTTTTAGGTATTAAAGATCAGATTGAATTTATCAATGGTGATTTAACAGACATTGGTTCATTAATGCCTCATGTTAGGAATATTCAACCAGATGAATTTTATAATTTAGGTGCACAGAGTTTTGTAGGTGAAAGCTGGAATCAAGCACATCTAACTACAGAAGTGAATGCGGTTGGGGTTTTAAATTGTTTAACAGCAATTAAAGAATTTAGCCCGACTACTAGATTTTATCAAGCCAGTACCAGTCTT